ATTTTGACATCTGATCTCCATTCAAGTAATAACATTATATAATATAAGGAGTTCAGTGTCAAGTAATAAAAGCCCTCAGATTATCAGGAACGGCAATTTTTCCCGTGTCAATAAGTCGGCGGCGATTAAGTCGGTGCAGTTCAACAAGTTCATCTTTGTTGCCCCCTTCATAAGGAACAGCATGACCTTCTTTGATTAAAATATTTGTAACTGTAGTTCTTCTGTTCTCAGCATGATAATATACATCAAAGTCACCAAGAACTCGACCAAACTTGCCCCTCATATCCTCACCGTCTCTTGCTACTCTTGTTTTAAGAGTACAATATGGACCGAGAAGTTGTTTCAGTCTTTCTTTTGCTGCCTTGCCAAATATTTTTTCTACTTTATCTCGTGTTCTAGATTCGGGTGTGTCAATACCCATAATTCTAACACGTTCATCATTTAACCAGATACCGAAACCCAAATCTATATCGACATCTACGGTATCCCCATCTACTATTTTTCTTATCCTACATTTATATTCATACATTAGTGTGTCGCTTCCTTTAAAACTTGTTTTACTGTTGGGTCATCTGTTCTTACAACACCTTCATCAAAACGTCTTATAAATTCTTTTAACAAATCGTCATTTGGATCACAAATGGAGACAATATGTGCAGGAATAAATGCTATTGACGCATTTTTAGCGTAGGGGGCGTAAGGAGTGAGACCCAGTACAAATTCGTTCGCTGTATCTTTTTTAGGCTTCATCATTATATAGTGAGGAGCTTTAAGTTCTATGACCTTATTGCCTTTACCCTCAGCCAATTCAACCTCATTTATAACACCTATAACGTCATCACCTGTATCCAACTTCAGAATTCGTACTGAGTTACTCATAATATTCTCCTATCCTACTTTAATTTCCTTAGGTTTCTTCTCTTCAGGTACAATCCTGACAAGAGATACATTCAACATACCATTTTCAAAATCTGCATCAGTAACTTCCACATCATCTGTCAAAGCAAATGTGCGTGTAAAGTTCCTAGCTGCGATTCCTTTGTGATAATAATCACGTTTATCTTCACCTCTGTCCTGGACTCCTTGAATGACAAGTTTATTGCCTTCAGGCACTACATGAATGTTAAATTCATCTTTAGTGAAACCAGCACACGCTATTTCAATTACAAAGTGTTCATCATCTAATTTCAAGATGTTGTACGGAGGATAATTATTTGAAAGTTCAGAAACAGTGTTTAAGTTATCGAACATACGATCAAATCCTATTGTATAGGAACGAACATTATCAAAAATATCAGCCATGTCTGCCACAGCATAACGCTTATTACTAACCATAATAGTCTCCTTTATTAAGCGAGTTATTGTAATGGACCCTTTCGGCGTCCGTCTTATTTATACAACCCGTATCAAATTTATCACAGGTTTTATAAATTTATCTTTGGAGTAGTCTTTAGGATTATTATGATGATCCTTGTGCCGACCTTCTCCCAATGTAAATAAGTCAATCAAAAATGAGTTTTTAGGTTCTCCATTTTTGTGGTTCATAACAATTACAATTTGTGATAGCATTGCATATGATGTTGGAACTAACCAACCATATGTCAATCCCATTATACCAAACAAATAATAACAAATAAAAGCATAACCAAAAATTATACCATATTTAAAATTCAAAAAGAACTGGTGCCAAGGCGACTTTACCATTCTCAAAACAGAAATACTAGGTTTCATTGTGTCTGTTTTGTGAAAAAAGAAAAACCAGTTTCTCCAACCTAAATATTTAGAACTATGAACATCGTTCTCTGTGTCCGAGTTTTTGTGATGGTGATGATGACTTTCAACCCACTCTATTGGACTTTGCCATGTTCCCATCACAGCCCAAAACATCAAACACTTTTCCATAAAAGGGGAAACTTTAAATTGTTTATGAGTAAAGTATCTGTGTTGACCCAACACCCAACCAAACACGCCAAATTTATAAGACAACACCAATGTAAAAAATAACCACACTGCTGTTGGCGGGTTCGTGTAAACTAAATAAATTGTAGGTATTAATAATAACTGCCCTATTGATAATACAGCAGCTTTAAATTTCCTACTGAGACTCATGTTCGCCTTTTATTTCCTATATTATATTTCGGTACCAAGTTCCAATCATTTTTGTCCCTATAAGAAATTATTTTAATTTGACTCATAGGACAGTAATCTAATTCTCCTTCACTAATAATTTTGAGCAGTCCCCACTCTTCTAAAAGTTTTGCGATAGTGTTCCTGCGTTGCAAATCATTATCCATAAAGTCTGCTTCTTTTCCATCTAGTGCAAACAGTTCTTTAAAGTGAGTTATAAAATATCTTCCTTGTTTGTGAAGTATGTGGCAAGATTGGTATAATGTATTGTCCTTTTTAGAAGCGACCCCTATCCGTGAGAGAGTTTCCTTAATTTTTAGAAAGTTCTCAGGATCTTCTAATAATATTTCTAGCGGTTGGTAGTCGGGATAATCAATACCAAATAAATTATCACGGTCAATCATTTCATTTTCCTTATGAATTATTATAAAATTACAAGAGTATTTATAATGTACCACCTTTTGAGGTAGCAAGGAAAGTTTTGATTTTTGATAGGTCATCGTCTGACAGTATTTTCAAAGCATCTTTTGCCTTGTTAAAACTGTAGCCGAAATATTCCTGTACCGCTTCTAAGTCTGACTCTTCTGCCTTCAACCACTTGTTATATCTTTTTGCCTTTCTAATCACACCTTTCAAAAAATCAAATTGCATCTTTTTATCCAGGTGTGGGCGAGAGTTCATCTCGTTGCCAGCAATAACAGTATCGGGAGAATAACCCATAGCACGATTAATAATGAAAGCATTATACTCTTTTTCAGTTCGCTCATCTAGTATCATATCCTCCTTTGTATAATTAATTGCCTGAACATAATCAAAAGGACTTATCTTTTTGAGTTTTTCCTCAAAGTCTTTTTCATTTATCTCCTCAACAGGAGGTCCGAATCCTTCTAATATACTCATTTGAATTTCATACTCGCCATTATTTCAGTCAAACAAGCAGTCAGATTAATTTCCTGATCTGCAACAAACGCCGCCTTGTACTGATAGTCTGCAATAAGTATAACCATCTGAGGCACAGTCTCTACCTCAGGAATCAAACTGTCATAAATGTATCTGAAAATACCTTGAGGGTCTGACTCGACATTGTTAGCGACCCATTGTCGCATCTTCTTCCAGTCCTTTTTCTTCAGAGACTTAATCAGTTCTTTTGTATTTACCTCAGACAAGTTACTCAGTATTCCTTCATCAACAACACCTGATGCACTGTACTTTTGTAACTCATTTATAACTCTTCTATAGTCAGGAAAATGTTTCATCAATAGTTCTGCAAGGACCACTGTTTTGTACTCAACACCTTCACTGTTCAGTATATGTTGCATCCTCTTCAGAAAAGAAGCACAAAGACTTTGTTTGTCCTCTTTACGTGAAGAAAATTCAATCACAGTAGTCCTACTGTGCAGAGGAGCAATGATCTTCTGTTTGTAGTTACAAGTGAATATGAACCGGCAGTTGTCAGAGAAGGTCTCTATGAAAGCCCTGAGAGCAGGTTGTACTGACTCTTTGTTTAAGTAGTCAGCCTCATCTATGATTACAACCTTAGGCTTGTCCTCAAAACTGAAAGCACTTGCAAAACTTTTGATTTTAGTTCTGAGTGTATCAATTTGTCTACCCTCATCCGAACCATTAATGACAATGTAATCACTGCCTAGTTCTTCACAGAGGGCTCTTGCTACTGTAGTTTTACCTGTGCCTGCTGTACCACACAAAAGCAGGTTAGGAACCTCTCCCTTGAGGAGAAATTCCTTAAATGTTTTCTTAATAGAATCAGGGAGAATACAATCTTCAATTTTTGTCGGACGATATTTTTCTACCCATAAAAAGTGCTTCATCAACATACTCCATAATATAATTTGCTATTTTCCTATGTCCTTCCTGATTAGGATGCAGACACTTTTCCAATAACTTTTTTGTACAAATATCTTTCAATGTAGGTGTTATCCAATTAGACCATGTTTCATCTTCTAACCAATCAGGTATCACAAAAGCTGAAGTCATTATATAATTTAAATTGTTTTTAGTCAAGAAGTTTTCAGTTGCTCGTATAGCCAGATTGGACATAAAGTAACAATGATGAGGATTTCG